GATGGTGGACGCCCGCTTGGCGTAGCTCATATCCACCATCTGGTCGTCGAGCGTGATGTCGGTGCTGTCGTCCAGCGGTTCGCGGTGCCGGTTGTAGTACGTACTGGTCCCATCGCCCGCGATGAAGTACCGCCCCCAGTCGCCGGTGCAGATGTCAAGGAGCTTGTTGGCTGCCTTGATGCTCTCGATCGGCCAGCTCGCTTGCCCGCTTTCGCCCGTCGCGTACTTGCTCGGGCCATACGTCCAGCGGTCGCACGATGTCGGGAATAGGTTGATCCCGGCATCGTAGGCCGTGTCGGGTGCGGTATAGCAGGCACTCACGATCAGGCTAACCAGGTTGTCGGCATACGTGTCGGTCTGGAGCGATACCTCTCCCTCTGCTCGGTTGAGGATGTCCATCGCATCGACGCATTCCATCACGGCCTGCCGCCGTAGGCTCGTGCCGAAGTCCGGGCGAATATCGTAGATGTACCCGCGAAACAGCGTCGTAGTCGTGCCGCTGTAGGTCATCTGCAAGCGCACCGGACGCATCGGCAGCACGTCGGCGTCAAGCTCCGGGCTGTATGCCTGATCGGCGTTCTGGAGGTAGACCGTCATTCGTCCGACGGTTGCCACCCGGGCGATCGGCCCGACGAACCCGCGCCGGATGCGTATACTGATCCAGTCGGAGCTGATGTCATCGCCAGCGGTGGCAAAGCTGCCATCGTTGTCCCAATCCACCGCGAGCGCGTAGGTTGCCTGGACTGCCATCGCTACCTCATTGCCACGCGCGGTATCATCCCGCGATCGGCCAGCGCCTGCATCACGGCCATTGCCGTCGTTTCTGGGTTATTGCCTTGTACGACGATGTCGCCATTCCAGGTCGGACCCCCGCCCATCATTCGCTCGCTGCGCTCGTGCGGTATCACCATCGAGCCCGTCGGCAGCGCGATCAGCTCGTGCCCCTTCTCGTTGATCTGCGTCACGGCCTCGTGTACCATCCCGCCGCCCTGCCTACCGTATCCGCCGGTGAACTGTGCCGCGGCTTCCGCGCCATACGTATTGATCTGCACGCGCACGCTCTTGTATGATGGTATACCGTTGACCGCCGCCGTCACGCGATTGGCCGCCGCTTCCGCCTGTGCGAAGCCCTTGGCCTCCAGTATGAGCTGCTTGTCGCTGGGCATTTCATCGACGGCCTGTGTCGTGCCCTCGATCGCCAACTGTGCCGCGAACGCATCCCGCCCGGTCTGCGAGAAGCCAGCCGCCAGTTCGTCCGCCGTGATCTTCCCGGCCCCGAAGGCCTCGACCAGCTCGTAGGTCTTTAGCGTGGCCTCGATCTCGGCATTCGATGCGATCCCGAGGTGCTCGGCCAGTACGCTCAGGGATTCCAGGCTGGCACCGCTGGCAAGCGCCAGTTCCCACAGCGCGTCAGGTGTGAACTCAAGCTCTCCGAATGCGCCGGCTACCGTGCTGGCCGCCGTCGATAGTTCCGTGAAACCGCCCGCCGCTGCGATCGCGGCATTCTGCGCCTCGAAGAAGCTGGTGGTCAGGGGCAGCATCGAGCTTGACAGGTTGCCGATCGGCTCCGTGACGGCATTGATCGCTCGCTGGTATGCCCACGTCGATTCCTCAAGCCGATAGTTGGCCTCCACGACCTTCTCGGTCATCTGGCCGTGAATGCCGGAGATCCGCACCAGGTCGCCCTCAGCGTTGATGAATAGCCCCGCCGTCTGCGCCGCGCCTTCCAGTGCCCGGCTGTATTCCTCATAGCTCTGCGAGGTGTTGAGAATGCCAGCGCCGGCACTTCGCATCGCATCGTCGATCTGGTCGTTCCACGTCAGCAGTGTGACCGCTGCCTCGGCCGCGCTTGCCAGTCCCGGTGCGAGCTTCTCTTTCAGTGAGTTCGCCAGGTTGCCCGTCGCCGCGTCAAGCCGTTGGAAGGCGTCGGTCGCGCTATCTGTGCTATCGCCAGCCTGCTCGATCAGTACAGCCCCGGCACGCATGACCTCGTTGAGCGTCGCCATCTGCTTCTCTTGGCCGGTCAGATCGTCAACACTCTTGCCCAGTTGATCGGCCAGGTTCTGCTGCGCCTCTCCCATCTTGATGACCAGGCCCAGGTTGTCCAGAATCAGCGGCGAGGACCGCTTGATACCACGTGCCAGGCTGTCATACAGGAATTGCGTGTCGCCCAGCGTCGGGTTCAGCTTGTTCGCGGCCTTGGCAATTTCGAGCAGCTGCGGCGTGGCGTTGGCCATCGACGTGGCGAAGTCGCCGGTCGTGCCCGCCATGAGCGTCATCGTCGACGCCATCAGGTCGAAGTCGCTAACTGTGTTCTTGCTGGCATCCCGTAGCTGTTGCAGGATATTCGGCGCCGCCCCCACGGAGCGCATCAGCCGGTCGAAGCTCTCCTGCGTCTGCGTGATGGCTGCCCCCTGCTCGCCCAGGTCGAAGGCTTTGTTCATCGCCACGCCGATCCCGACGATGGAGGCCGTGGCAGTTGTGAACCCTTTTGATGCAGCCTTGAATGCCGAGTCGATCTGATCGGCCAGTTTCGTGCCGCTCTTGCCCATCTCGCGGGCGGCGCCGCTCATCTCCGTCTTGGCTTTGCCCAGCCCCTTTTGCAGCCCCGAGATGTCCGCGCCTACCTCAGCGAACAGTGAAGCGATCTTGGTTGCCATCAACGCCCCTTAGCAGCCGCGCGAACAGACGCCGCCAGCTTGCGCTCGTGTGAGAACGCCGTTTCGCGGTTCTGCACGATCTCTATGAGTTCAATCGCCGTGGTCACGTCTAGCCCGTCCGCATATTCCAACGTCCACCCGAACCGTTCACATAGCCACGCCCGCCAGTATGACCAGGGGAGCGGCCGCCCAAACCGGATACCGATATAGACGGCCTTCCCTATTCCCCCAGGTCCGCCGCTCCCGCCGCGTTGAGATGGGCGATACCGTGGGCGTATGCTTCCCCCACCAGCGCGGCCATCACCGGGAAGTCTAGTTCCTCGTAGCTGGCCGCGTCTGCCGGGTCTCCGTCGAAGTCCCACGAGACGATGACGCTCTGGCAGAGTTGCACCGCCGTATCCCAGCCGAGCCTTTCGAGCAACTTGTCGCCCGCCTTGATCCCGGCTAGCACCGGGTACAGCGTCCACCACTGGCGTGCGGGTAGCCGGTCGGCGAATCCTGCGATCTCTGGCATGGTGCCCCTTTCTGACCTAGTAGGTCGTGTCCGTTACAACCGTCTGCTGCGAGTACCGGAATGTCGCGTTGGCGATCACCACGTCGCCGTAGTCGACGACCTTCTCCCGACTGACCGCGATGGCGTTGACGTAATGCCGCGGCTTGCCGGCCGCCGTGCCTTCCTCGCCCCATTCCAGCGTACCCTCGGTGCCCGGAACTATCGCGCCCCAGGTCGTGGTATCCGCGGCCTGGATCACGATGGCGAACCCCGCCGTACCAGTCACCAGCGTGGTGAGCCACGTCGATCCGGTATCGGCACCCGCGCTCTGATCGACCAGCCCGATCTCCTCCGATGGGCTGAATGTGCGGAAGTCGGTATCCAGCACGGTGCCGGCGAACGCCAGATATAGATCCTTGCCAACATAACCTGCCATCTCTCAATTCCTCCTGCTAGTCGTCAATCCTGATGCGATAGTAATGCCCGGTGTGATAGATCATCGTCCCGTCCCGTGCTGTTTCCGTCAGTTGTACTTCCTCCTCGGCGGCTGTATAGAAGTTGGTATAGCCGCTCACCGTCAGCGCCGTGTCGTGCAGCGCCGCCAACACCAGCCCGGCCAGCGTGCCGGCCTTCTTGGCTCCCTGCGCCTGGCTTGCCACGGCCTTGACCAGATAGACGTGGTTCTGCATATCGCTGGGCGTCAGGTTCTCTTTCCCGCCGCCCGCGTGGTTGAATACCACGAACGGCAGCGCGGCACCCTGCGGTGCGTGGCGGCTGTATATCGCCGTGCTGCCCAGCTCTGCGATCAGCGCCGTGTCGCCTGATAGCGCGGTGTATAAGCCGGTCTCTATGGCGTTCATTCCCTACTCCACGTGGATCGAATTCTTGAGCGCGCCGGTGTCGACTGGTGCCCGCTGCTTGGCGATCCGCTCCACATCCCGCGCCGTCTTTTCGATCACGGCGTCGATCTGGCCCAGGCTCAGTTGGTTTTTGAATGCCCTCTCAAATCCCCCGGCCACCGCCTCGACCGCCGGGCGCATGAACGGATGCGCCGGTATCACAGCCGTTCTGCACGCCCATCTCCTGGTAGATCCCGTAATGCACGCCGTCCGCCACGATCTTGGTGTGCGGCTTGCCCCGCGTGTCCGCGATCAGCCCGTCCAGTATCCCGGTCTCAAGCCGGATGGTGACCGCCATCAGTCCAGCCTCCGTAGGTGCGCGCGCCTGGCCGTGCGGTTGCTGTGCGTGTCCTCAAGCTGCGTGATCTCATAGGTCTCGCTGCTGTGTACCACGCGCATCGTCTCGTCAATCGTCTGGTTATGCGCCACGGTCAGCACCCAGAACGTGAGCTCCTGTAGCTGCTCGCCTTCCGCCTGCGGGTTGGATCGGCCCATCTCCGGCGATAGTCTGCATGCCACGCTCGTGTGCGTGTTGGCCCAGCTCTCGGTGTAGCCGCCCTGGCCGTCGGCGGTGCGCGTCACGGTCTGCAAAGTGCAGGTGTCCGGGAAATAGTCAGCCTGATCTGCCCTCAGTTGCGCCAGTTCAAGCGTGCTCAGTGTCATAGCCAGCTCCCAATCGTCTTCCAGAATAGCACCGGCGCATCAGATACCGCCGCCATCCACTCGCCGCGATACTTCCATTTCCACGACAGCGCGCCGATCTTCTCCTCCGTGACGTGCAGCTCGCAGCCCGCCATCACGGCCTCGGCCACCGTCCGCCCGAATGGCTCATTCCACACCGGAAAGAAGCAGAAGCCGGAGTAGCGCGCCATCAATGCCGGCACGTCCTCTGGCGCGACCTGCCCGTACATCTGCACGTATTCGCCGCACGGCTTCTCCGGTCCCATCCCGTAGAAATCTACCCGCGTCCTGGTATGGTCCGCCCACGCCGCTGCGTGCTGTACGCCCTTGTGCGGCTGCATCTCACCAATCCACAGCACGCCCTCGCGTTCGTAATCCGGCAGCATCCTGAATGGCGTGATGTCAATGGACGATGGCACCAGCGCCAGTCGCCGCGGCTTGACGTTCCATTTGTCCAGGAATGTTTCAGCGTGCAGCGGCGATAGGAACACGACGCCCCGCGCGCCGGTCAGGATCTCGGGAATGATCGCCCGCTGCCAGCCGTAGCAGTCCCAATAGTCGTGCTCGAACTTGAAATAGACGCCCGCCGTGGCCTGCTGTAGCTCTGCCGGCGAGAACAGCTTGACGTTATTCAGCACGTATGCGTCCGCCTCGCGCATCTGGCCCGGATAGCATTCGACCACCTCGAACCACGACGGTGCGCAGTCGATCACCTGCGCGTTGGTGAGCTGTGCGCCCCCGATGCGCTGCGATAGCCGGTAGTCGTGCAGCCAGCCGAGCTTCACGGCGCCCCCAGCACCATCAAGCTCGTGCGGTCGATGTCCTGCTCCCACCACACGCTGCTGAACAGCGCCCGGAACGTGTCAGGCCGAAAGTACCAGATGTGCCCGGTCCCATCGGCGGCCTTCTTCGGGTTGCGGTATGCCGCCACGCTGAACGCATCCGGGTTGGGCTGCTCCTTGATCGGTGCGCTTGCCAATACCGCGCCGGTCAGTTCCCGCAGGCGCACCATCAGCCCCTTGGGGTCGATCAGGTGCTCCAGGATCTCGGAGGCCACCACCAGATCGAAGTGCGCGCCGCCCCACGCCAGCCGGTCGACCGCGCCGGCTACGTCGTTGCATACCCACGTCACATTATCCAGCCCGCGGCTCATTGCGCGCTCGATGCAGTTGGCGCTTACGTCCACCGCCGTGATGTGCCGCGCGCAGTGGGCCAACCGCTGCGTCATCTTGCCATCCGAGCATCCGAGCTCTAGCACGTCATTTAGGAACGGCGCCATCTTCTGGAATATGTCGGCGTAGGTCTGCAATCGTCGCTGCTGGTACGGTGCGCGGTACATTAGCGCCTGCGTGTGAGGGCTCTCGCTCACAGCCTGGTAGAACGCGGCCCGCTCCTCTGCATCCGGTATCACGTCGATGCGCATCGCGTCAGTCACCGGCGATCTCCTCCAGGAACGGCTGCCAGTATCGTTCCACCACGGCATCCCAGTCGTAGTCGAGCGCACCGTATCGCGCCCGCTCTCGCAAGTCCTGGCGGCCCTTCTCCGCCGTGCTCATATCCTTCGCCCACTCTAGCGCATCCGTCAGGTCTGCGACCGAGGCGATGCCACGCCAGCCGCCCTGCTCCTCCCACGCCAGTTGTAGCGGCTCCAGGCATTGCCCCGAGAACGTCAATTCTGGCATACTCGTTATGTTAAGCGTCACCACCGGCACGCCGCACGCCTGGGCCTCCACGATCGGGATGCCGAAGCCCTCGGCCATCGACGG